CCAACTTTTCCTACAATACAAGGAGTTACAAATGTTAATGGAGCAACGACTTTATATGAACATGAAGTAGGTAACAATCAAGTAAACACAAGTGCTACTACTCCTATAATAGGAAGTATACAAAGTGGGGATTTTGAAGTAACTACACAAGATGGAATGGGTGAATTTTTTATAAAGGTAAGAAGATTTGTACCAGACTTTAGAGCTCTCACTGGCAATGCACAAGTTACTATAAACCTAAAAGATTTCCCAAGTGATACAGAAGCTAGTAGTAGTTTAGGACCGTTTACTATATCATCTACAACACAAAAAGTTGATACAAGAGCAAGAGCAAGAGCGGCTAGTTTAAAAATAGAAAACACTACTACAAATGAAACATGGCGTTATGGAACTTTTAAAGCTGATACACAGATGGATGGTAGAAGATAATGGCAAAAATAATTACAAACATACCAGATCCAAAAACAGAATATAGTGTAGAGAACCAAAGATTAATAAACTTAGCTTTGAATCAAATAGTACAAAAATTAAATACTTCCTACCAAGATGATATAAGTAAAGATCAACAATCTTTTGATTGGTTTATGTCATGAGTATACAATATAAAAATGTAGGTATTGATTTAAATAGCACTAATGCTATCTCTGTATTGACAGCTCCTACAAGTGGTAGATGTTTAATTAAACAAATACAATTACACAATAGTCATTCAGGTAATGTAAATGTAACTGCTTCGGTAACAAACACCGTAGGTACATTTAAAATTGATTTAAGTACTGTGGGTACTAATGCAACTAAGGAAGTAATAACAAAAACGCTTGTTTTAGAAGAAGGTAATATTTTAAAACTTACAGCAGATGTCGCAGATAAAATAGAAGGAATAGTATCTTACGCTTTAATAGATCGTTCTTTACAAAATGGTTAATTTTTGTAAAATACAAGAATGCAAATTTATCAAGCTATCTTCAAGATTGAAAAAAGTATTTCATTAAAAGATTGTAAGAAATTAACAAGCTACATGGATAAAAAATGTCTAGAGAAAGCTAGTATAATAAATGATGAAAAAGGTTCAAAAGTAGATACTACTCAAAGAGATGTACTTTCACACTTTTTAAATCCCCACGATTACGGAGCTAAAACTCATTATGATTCAATAGTAAAGACTGTAGGTAAAGGAATAAAAAAATACATGGATTTTTTTCCTTTTGTTAGAAGATTACATATGTCTGAAATAAATATGTTAAAATACGAAAAAAAACATTTTTTTACAAAACATATAGATGCTACTACTTCTTTACCTAGAATAGTATCTATTATTATAAACTTAAATGAAGATTACGAGGGAGCTGAATTATTATTTTTTAACCCTAACACCGTAAAACCTTTTTCAAAATTAACTTTAAAAACTGGAGATATGGTTTTGTTTCCTAGTAATTTTTTGTATCCACACGAAATAACTCCTTTAATAAAAGGAACAAGATATAGTATAGTTTGTTGGTTACAATGAAACCACATAGTTTAGATTTATACTATTTTACTACAGATATAAAAAAACACAAAAGTAAAAAAAAAGAACTATTATCATTAATTAATAGTGCTACAAAAAATAATTACTATGGTGAAGTTACTACTGATTATGGATTACCTATACAAGAAAAAAATTATTTTAATTATTTTATTAAATTAATAGATTGTTATTTTAAAAGTATTATAAAAATTTTTAACACAGAAAATATACACGTTAGTGAAATGTGGTATCAAATATATGAAAAAGGGCAACAACATGGTTGGCACACACATGGTAATGCACAATTTACAAATATATATTATTTAGATTTACCTTATAAAAGTATGCAAACCCAGTTTTATGATGTAGTAAATAAAAAATCAATAGAAATAAATGTAAAAGAAGGTCAGATAATTACAATACCTACTTTTATTTGTCATAGGTCTGCACCAAACACAACAAATAAGAAAAAAACTATTATATCTTTTAACTCCAATATAGAATTAAATGATGACTCTGTTCCAAACAAATAATTTTTACATAATAAAAGAAGCAGTTGATAAAAAAATAATTCAGTTTATTTATAAATACTTTTTAAATAAAAGAAAAGTAGCAGAGTATTTATATAAACATAATAAAAAAATAGATCCTACCTTATGGGGATCTTGGGATGACCCTCAAATACCAAACACTTATTCTCATCATGGGGATATGGCTATGGATACATTATTACAAATGTGTTTACCTCTTATGGAAAAACACACAGGTAAAAAATTAATTCCTACTTATTCTTACGCAAGGTTATATAAAAAAGGAGATGTTCTAGCTAGACACAAAGATAGATTTAGTTGTGAAATATCTACTACATTAAATTTAGGTGGTGATCTATGGTCTATCTTTATTGAACCTAATTCAGAAAAAGGGTATGAAAGTGAAATGTACGGTTATACACCTGGTTATACAAAAGGTAAAAAAGTAAATCTAGAACAAGGTGATATGTTAATTTACAAAGGTAATATATGTGAACACTGGAGAAATGCTTTTGAAGGAGAAATATGTGGTCAAGTTTTTTTGCATTACAATAATAAAGATACCAAAGGTGCAGAAAAAAACATGTATGATGGTAGACCACTACTAGGGTTACCTAAAAATTATGTTATGAATAATAAAAATAATAGTTGACATCACATCTCCATGTGCTAATATTTAAAGTAACAAAGGAGAAACAAATGATTAAAAATTATTATTATATAACAACTGGACAACATAGAAATAAAGAAATCTATGATTTTACTAAAAAACAAATGCACTCTTATTCTGAGAAAGGTAATAAAATGTATGTTTTACATTATGCATTTACAGAAATTAATGGTGTTAGAAAAGATTGGTTTGTAACAAACTTATCAAAAAATATTGAAGTAGCTATTGAAAAAGCTAAAAAGTATAAAAAAGAAAAAGGTTATTTATCTGCTGAATTAGTAATTAATAGTGATTACCCTGAAGTTGATGATAATGAAAAAAAACCTCAATGGGTAAGAGATATTGAAGCTAGTAATAAAATCTATAAGATCGAAAGAACTAAGAAACGTCAAGCAGAAAAAGTGAAGAGAGATAATGAGAAAGAAGAACGTGTAGCAAAACAAGATCAACTAAACAAGAAATTAATTACTGACTTATCAAAGTCTACTTTTGTAGGACAACCTAAAGATAAACTAGAGAAAAAATTAACTATAGTAAATTGGAACACTAAAAAAGTAGCTCCTTATTGTGGTTATGGTGATGATGTAACTATGAATATTGTTACTCTAGAAGATAAAGAAAAAAATATTTATACTTATTTTGGTGGTGTTGATATCGGCACAGTAAAGGAAAACGATTTAGAAACTCGTGATGAAAAACAAAATATAATAAATTATGTAAACCCTAAAGATAGAGTTGGGAATACTTATGTAGTAAAATTTACTGTAAAAAAACATAATACATACATTCCTAAAAATCTTGAAAAATATAATTTTGATGGGGTGAAACAAAATATTATACAAAGACCTAAGGTTATCGCTTAGGTCTTTTTTTCTTGCAATTTATTTGTAGTGTTTTATAACTATGTTATGAAAAAAATACAATGCACTACAGAAGAAATATATAGGAATAAAAAAACAGATTTTAAATACGCATCAAAAGAAGATGCTACAAATGACATAAACAATCCTAATACAGACACAAAACAAGAGGACATTGTTACAGACGTAAACGTCATAGTTCCTCCAGAAGCTTTAAGTTTAGTAAGTGGTACAAAAGAATAATGTTACCAAGAGGGGGAACAGAATTACAACACCATTTTTTATCTCACTATGTGGATGAAAAATTACTATCTAACTTTCAGATATGTACATCAATACCCAACAAAGTTTCTTTATCAAAAGATAAAATAAATATTCTTTGGCAAAAAAATAGTTACGATCAACCTAATATAGCTCCTTGGTTTGAAGATAAAACAAACCATGATAAATATGATTGGTATGTATTTAACTCACATTGGAATTACGAAAAGTTTAGATACAAGTTTGATGTACCTACACATAAATGTCATGTAATTAAAAACGGTGTAACAAATTTTCCAGTAAGAACTCCTTATAAAGAGGGAGACATGGTTCGTATGTTATTTCACGTTACACCTTGGAGAGGTTTAAATGTGTTGCTTGGTGCAATGCAACAACTACAAGATTGTAATGTTCACCTTGATGTCTTTAGTAGTTGTAAAATATACGGTGAGGATTTTGAAAAAGAAAATGAAAGTGTGTATGAGCCCTTATATGAACAAGCTAGAAAACTAGAAAATGTAAATTACATAGGATATAAAGAACACTCTTTTATACAAAAGTTTATGTATCGTTATCATATGTTTGCGTATCCTAGTATATGGGAGGAGACAAGTTGTAATGCTGTTTTAGAAGCAATGGCTGGTGGTTTATATTGTATCGTAACTAATTATGGTGCGTTGTTTGAAACGTGTTCCGAGTTTCCAATTTATGTCACTTATGATAAAAACTATCGTAACTTATCCACAGCTTTTGCTCATGCTATTCGTGGTGCAGTAAAACATATGCATCAACCAGAGATACATGAACATTTACAAATGCAACAAAATTTTGTGAAAAAGTTTTATAGTTGGGAAAAGAAAAAACATGAATGGACAAATTTTTTACAAGGAGTTTTAAATGGAACATAGTGAACCTATTTATTCACCTGATGCAAGTTGGATAGATACAAAACATGTAAAGTTATTTGTAGCAACACCAGTTCATAGTGAGGTGTCTGTTCATTATGCTCAATCCATTTTTAAATTACAAGCAGAAGCTAATAGAAGAAAAATGCCAATAATGTTACAGATGATGAAGTCTTCTTTAATAACACAAGGTCGTAATTTATGTGTAGCTGAATTTTTAAATTCTGGATACACACATATGTTATTTATTGATAGTGATATTATGTTTCACTATAATTCTATTATTAAAATGATTCAAAAAGATGAAGATGTTTTAAGTATACCATATCCTATGAAAAATATTCATTGGGACAAAATATTACATAAATGGAAAGTTATACCTTCTATGAATTATCAACAAGCATGTACATCAGGTAATATGTATCCAGTTAGAATTAAAGGTGATGAAAATGATTTAACGGTAAAAGATGGTTTGATTGAATTATCTCATTCAGCGACTGGTTGTATGATGCTAAAAAGACAAGCATTAGAAAAAATGATTAAAGCTTATCCTGATTTAAATATAAGACAAAAAACTATGATTGATGATGAAATTATACAAAAAAAAAATCTTTATAATTTTTTTGACACTTATTATGATAAAAAAACAAAATTATATTATGGAGAGGACTTTGCTTTTTCTAGACTTTGGACAAAAATAGGGGGGAAATGCATGGCTTTAATCGATGAATACATCACACATGTAGGAGAACATCAGTTTACTGGTCGATTAATGGATGAAATGGTAGCTATTCCCACAGATAGTATTGATACTTCTGACAAGAAATAGTAGAATATCTGTATATATTAACCTTAGGAGTTTTTTATGGTAGCA